TGACCAAGGTCAGAGTTAGCATCGAAATCACTACCGTCAGCTTGAACAGTAAAAAGTTGATCAGGGTGATCAGCTACTAGAACCTCAGCTCCAGCAGCGGAGGCATAAGTTAATGCAATACCCACAAGAGCGTCTCCTGCCGTAGCGAGTGCAACCCTAGCTTGAAGATCAGTCGTATTAGCAGCGCCTCCATCGAGTTTTACAGCATCACCCGGATAAATCGCGGAAGCCGATCTATAAGGATTAACTCTTAAGAGTTGTCCGAAAGGTTTAAACCCACACGGTCTATCAGTGTTTGCCATACTTAAAACTCCTTTTTACTAGTTCCTGTCGTATCCAGCTATAATTCTAGTATTACCACCAAGCTTGCGCGCTTCACTGTCTAATTCTTGTGCGACGTGCTTATTGTAGTCCTTAAGGGATCTATTTAAGGCGTCTCGTTTTGATCTTTGTCTTTCTGCTGCTTGTTTAGTCTTCACAGCTAAGACCATCGATCCATTTCTTACAAGTCCATCTGGGTCTGCAAGTGCTTTAATTCCTTGAAGTCTTGGATCTTCACTTTCTCTTCTATAAACCATCCACCCAGCTCTTGAACGCCCACCATTCATTTGAGCTTTTTTAAAATCGATAAACCGATACTCAAGATTTTTGTCTTCCAATTCTTTTTTAAGCACCGGATCAATATCGTAATCATCACCCACATCATCGAATATTTGAGTTGCTTTAACTTTTCCCCTATTAGGATTGCTTGTAGTTTCTGCCATTTATCCCCCTTATCTGTATTTGACATGTGATTCATCCACATCAGCATTAAACCTAGCTGAATACTCAGATAGTTCCCTTAAGTTTCTTTTACCCTCAGTTGTCTTAGGGTCTATGTTTATTTTCATTAGTTTCGCATTGGCAAGAATAGCAGGAGTAAGTCTAGACTTAGAAGGTTTAGTTGATATCGCAGGATTGTGTTGACTACTCATTACCCAATCCACGTTGTCTAGGGCTGAACCCGTTAAAGGTCTAGCTCCTATAGCGCTTGCAGCCTCTCTTACAGCAAGTTCATAACGAGTAGATTCATCAAGACCAGGATTCTCATTAGCGATACGCTGATATACCCTTCTTGCTCTACCTACAAGTTCTGAACTTTCATCCGTTAGAGCAGGAAAGTCTTTAACAAGTCTTTTCATCCTGTTAGTGATACCTGCCTTTTCACTTTCTTCAGTTCTGATATGACGCTTTACATTCTTAACGGCTTCTTTTGTAGCCTGAGAAGTAATAGCTTGTAAAATAAGTTTATTAGGATCTACATCCCCATAATCACTATCGTGATTATATATCGGAGCTGGTTCATCATAGTAATAAGGATCATAATCATCGTATTGCATATTTTGTGCCTGTGCCCTTTGGTTTTGCATTTGAAGTCTTGCTATAGCTGCGCTATTAGCATCCAATTGTGCCTTTAGTCTATCATTTGGCATTACTCCCTCCCTTCTCTTGTTTTATTAATAATACTACCTAAAGCATACTTGAAGGACATGGCTCCTTCTAATTTTTTTCTAGAAGCATAGAGTACCAATCCTGCTTCTACAGGATCAGACGGAATAGCTACGCTCAAAATATCATTTTTCATTTTTTGTATTATAGACTCCATATGTTCAAATAATATTCGCATTCCTGTGTGTCTACTTAACTCTATGAAATTTTCTTTGTCCTCTAAATCCAATTATCCACCCTTCTTTTGTGGCATACCAGGGACTTGTCCCCCACCTGCTTGTACTTGTTGATTTAAGTTACTTCTACCCACTTGAAAATCATTAAAAGCATTCATACCGTTATTGGGTAGCATAGGTTCAGCTCCAGGAGCTGCTGCTCCTCCTGCTCCCATCTTATTAAACATCTGTTGATTAGCCTGTTGAACTTGTCCTGCTTGGGCTTGCATATTCTTAAGCATGGACTTATGTTGTTCATATTGAGCGTTAACGGTTTTAACGTTAGCTTGTCCAAACATCGAATCTATTCCGTCTGTGTCTTTCATAGCATCCCATATCTGAATAAATCCTTGATGATCCATTTCAGGAGTTACAGGTACTTGCTTACCTGCTAGGAGTCTTCTTAGTTCCTCTTCAGCAGTCAAAATTCTGACACTTTTGATATTAGTTTTCTTAATAAACCTACTATAGTCTTTCCTACCCAAAGCTAGGAAGTAGTCTTTAAGAGCTTCAAAAACACCGTCTGGTTCTATGATACCGATTTGGAAAAAGAAAGGATTAATACATTGAGCAAGTATTTGTTGAGACTGTTCAAGCATTATTTGTTTATTTGAGTTTGCACTTGTGGCTTCGATGATAAAGTCAACACGACTTCGGATATCATGTCTATCCACTTTTTTAAAGTATTCTCTTCCATCTTCCCCAGTAACTCTAAATTCAGTACCATCCGGCAGACGTTGCTGTAACATTCCCCACAATAGACGGAGAACCTGACGCCACCCTCTCTGCATTCTCTTGATAAATATGTCAAGGTTAGCGGAGTTTTCAGAAACCAAAGTATTGACGCCTGTAGCAGTTCGTGCTGCTCCTTGTCGTCCAAGTGTTGCCGTATTGATGTCATTGATTGCGGTAAGGCGTTCAACATATTGCATAATGAACATTTCTTCTTCTTTGAAAAATCCACTTCTATCTCCCAAATTCGGAAAATTAACATGATTAGAAGGATCGTCTACGGGTATCAAATCCCCTGGACGTATTCTAAGCTTCACAGGGTCCATACCTGTAGCAGCTCTATAAAACCCGAAGGGTTGAGCGGAAAGAAGACCTATGTCTATTTTAATATTATGAATAAAATCCATTTCAACACTCAGGGGATGAAGTAATTCAAGTAGCCCCATTGCGTAACCATGTCCCTCTCGAGGAATAAATTCTATATTTACAAAAGGTCTTTTACCACCTTTATTGACTCTATGAGCATAAGTAGCTCTTAGCTCTTTCCCGGTCTCCGCATCTACCCACACTATGATAGCTTCGTTTAATCCATCGTCGTTTATATCAACCTCAAGATGGGCTTCTAAAATTTCATACCTACTATGGTCTTCCTCTACATCAAGCGTTTGAATACCAGAGTGTGTTTCCCTATCTTGCTTAATGTTCATACCTTCACGGCCTGCCTCGGCATCTGGTCCACCGGAAATTACCTCTTTAACTACTTCCATGTCAAAAATCTTTTGAAGAGCACAAGAGAAAAGCTTATCTAAAGTAAACCATTCTCTATGTATTACAGCGTCGCATCTTTGAATATCAGAACCGCCTATGATAGCAATGTCTTCTCTACAAATATATTCCAGTACTGGACCTTCGAAGATTTTCTCAGTAACAGGCTCTTCTATCTGAGACTTAATAATTGCAGGGGATTCTACCTCTTCAATAGTTCCTGAATCAGGATTAATTATCACCTGCCATTGGCTAGGGCCTGCTGTATAGGTGTCTTTGACATCTATATACCTAGAGAATTTTCTATCCCATTTTAACTTGAGTATACCGTTACCCCATCCAGCCCAATTCCATAGCCATCTGTCTATAACGTGTTCTACTCCTTCGTTGTAATTACACCATTCTGCAAGAGTCCACCGCATAAGACCAAAGACCATATCCACATCTTCTTGGTAGACCTCTTGCATGGCTCTTACACTAAACGGAGGATCAACGGCTGTTAGTGCCTGAAACATCCTAGCGTGAAAAGTCTTAAGTACGATCATAGAGATAGGTATATGTACTTGACTTTCTCCGTCATAGTGAAGATCTATATCGTCTACATATTCATCCCACATTTGAAGACGTTCCATGCGTTGCTCATGCTCTTCTTTATGAGAACAGTGAGACTTCCACATCTTTTGGATCTTAAGTCCTATTTCTTTATCTTGGCATTTCTTAAGTAAGTTAGTAACTACTGCATCACGAAGTTCTACTTGGTGTTCTTTATCTAAAGCCTTAGAAGATCTAAATACCAGTTGTTCTTCATCGTTCTGAAGTATACTCATTTACTCTTTCATCCAGTCTTTCTTAAGCCCTTGAGATTCATATTCTCTTGCTAAACCATGCTTATTAAGCATAAACCTATGATACACCTTACTAAGACCGATTCTCTCTGGCTTAGTAGCAATTCCATATTTAACACACATTAGATAATCACAGTCTACCCCAAGAGGTTTTTCTTTAACATCTTTTCCATCAGCGGCAGCTCCTTTATGCTCATCCCATATATAAGATTCAAAATTATCTATTGTTTTCACGCATATATCAAAAATATGAAATTTGGCTCGCTCGTTACCAGCATAATCTAATTCTATCCTAAGCCAGTCTTTCATGTCTTCGATCCATTCGTCGTCTTTCTTTTCAGCATTTGTAGTCGGACGGACCCTGATACGCGAATGGAGTCTGATTGCTGTTTCATTGAAGACATCAATGAAACTTTTTTTGTCTTCTCCTCCTGTTCTAGGCATAGACCCGAAATTGTCACAGATTCCGTATCTAATGGGAAATCCTTCACAAGCTCTGATAAAAAATTCAGCAGCTTTTCTTCCAGATAACGTTGTCTCAAGTTCTCTAATGACATGTAACTCCTTGTCTGGATCTACTCCTATTAAAATCCCTACATGTGGTTTCCTTAAATGAGGATCAATACACAATATAACTGGCCATCCATAAGGCCACGGAAACGGAGCTTCAACATGTTCTTCAAAATAAAATGTATCAAATATCCTACCTGATAAGAACTCAAACTCACCATACACACGAACTTGAAGTTCCTCTTTTGTATAACGCTTCTCCCAGCGTTTGATAGTATCGGAGTCTAGGTTATGGAGGTTATCGTAGGTAGTACCACCAAAGCACTCTATTTCCTCATCTTCGTGAAACTTCCAAGGTCTATATAACTCTCTATACATCCACGGAGCATTTCTACCGCGAGGAGTACCAGCGAAAGCCATCCAAGGTTTAACGTTCTTTTCACGCATACCACGGATAAGAGCAGCAAAGATAAACCTTGGAGGCGGTTCATCAAATATAACTCCAGCACATTGAATGGATTCCCACCTATCCACACCCATATCATGAGTCATGAATATCCAATTAGAACCGTTAGGAAATATTACTTCGACGGTATAACTTCGTCCGTGTTTTTCTGTTTTGAGTTTGGAAGCGTCGTACCAGTGATATTTTCGGATGTCGTGTAAGTAGAGGGTATCAGCCTTAGATGGGTCGTCGAGGACGATAATCGTCGTATTCGGTATCCTGCTTGTCTCCCTGTATGGATGCGTTCCTGTTGCTGTCCAGATTCCTTCCATAATGCAAGCAGTAGTTTTACCAACACCGTTCCCACTAAAAAGTGCTCTAATAAAGGCATCAGACTTGTGAAACTGTTTTTGAATTCTGTTTGCGACATAAGTAACCTCCGGCCTATTTTGTCTAGTAGTTTCTTCCGCTACTAGAATTAATTCCGCTAGTTCATCTTCTGAAAAGGCTTCTAAAGTTTCTCGAGAGATATTAACTTTAGTTTTCTTCTTCTTCAGTTTCTTTTTCATTATTAACCTCTTTAACTAGTCTTCCAGTAGTGTTGATAATGTTAGCATCTTGTAGTTTTTGAAGAGCTAAAGCTGCAAGTTCTTTCTTACTCATCTTTGCATAGATATTTTTTTGTTCTACACGCTGTACAGCAGTGCCTTCATGTCTATCTAAGAGGTCTTTCATAGCTTTCATGGTCTGAGCAGACCTAACATCACCTAAACCAGCTTGAATCATTCTTGCTTGTATCAAAGGAGCAAAATGTTTCCTTATTTTTTCGGGGGACCATCCTTGAACGATCATTTTCTTCAAAGAAGGCATTATAGTCTTATCAAATAACTCATATTGAGCCAGTTTGTCTAAACTTCTTACCATTTTATTTTCCGTTTGCCTTTGATGGCTCAATATTCGTTCTTTTCTTCTACTAGCTTTAGTCATAATCGTTTAAATCCTCTGGCGGAAAGGAAAAACAGTTCCCCGACGACGTTAGGAGGAGGGTAGAGTCCTTCCGAATTAAAATAAGTAAGAAAATACCTTGAATTTGTTAGTGCGGGGGTTTTTTGGAAACAGACTCTCGATCCGCACATCGCGCTAACGCGCTTAAAATTTTTCGCGCGTTTTATATAGCTACTAAGGAGTCTTACGCGCCCTTCTTTATCCTCAGTATGTACATTTTTTTTACATAAAGTTAATATAATATATTGTGTATGTGTACATATTCCCATCATACCTATCGCATACCCTTATACCAATGTAGGTATAAGGTATTATGTACACAAACACCATGTACTATACGCTCTATACCTATCCTTACCTACATAGTTCATACACATAGTATGTGTACTCACACATGTATGTAGTGTAATAACTCAAGTTTATATATTAGTTTTGTGTATGATGTGGCTGG